CCGATCTAACCTGCAGGTGACCACACCGGGGTTCTCATTCGTGGACGCCAACACCGCCGTGGGCTGGAAGTACGGGTTCCGCGGCAGCTCTCGCTCCGGCTCCCTGGCCTGGGCGTGGGCGTAGAGCAATAGGGCGCTGGGCAACCAATGGCGGCCGCTCCCTCCCCTGGGGGGCGGCCGTCGTCACTTGGAGGGTGACATGAGACAGCAGACTACGGCACACACGACGACGAGAGGCGCAAAGGCCGGCAAACAGGCGACACCGACACCGACACCGACTGCCGCACCGCCCACCGACCTGGAGGTCCTCGCCGGCGGCGCCGTTGCCGTCACCATCGGCGACCGGACCGTGACGCTGCATCCGCTAGACCTGAACGACCTCGCCAAGTTCGAAGTCGAGGTGGGCCCGCTCTCGGCACTTGAGGACCCGGCGACACAGGTGCGGGCCGTGCGGTGCGTCCTCTGGCTCTCGCTCCTCCACGAGGACCCGAACGCGACGTTGGAGGACGCAGGCAGGCTGGTGGGCATCAACGACCTCGACGCACTCGGGGAGGCCATGCGCGCGCTTTTCCAGGGGGGCCCGCAGGCTGGGCCCGGCTAAGGCCTTCAACCGTGGTGGTGCTGCTATGTGAGCGGTTCTGCTGGACCATCGACTATGTGATGAGCCTGAGCCTGCACCGGATAGAGCTACTACTGCGCGAGCTGCACGCGATAGACGCTGCCCGAGCCGGAGAGGGGTGAGACGCCTATGGCCGGTGATCGACAGATGACGCTGAAGGTCGTGATCGAGGCCCTTGACCACGCCTCGCAGGCGATAGGCCGTATCGGCGCCTCCATCCACGGACTCGAGGGGCGCCTCCGGGCCGGGCAGGCGGCATCGGAGCAGTTCAACGCCCGCTGGTCGGCTACCATGGGGGCTGCCCGCGGCATCGGTTCGGCCATGACCGTGGCAGGCGCGGGCGCCGCGGCCCTGGCGAAGTCGGGCATGGACGCCAGCATGGAGATGGAGGGGTACGGTGCCAAGCTGGAAGTTGCCATGAAGGACACCGCGAAGGCCGCCGAAATGATGGACTGGGCGAAGCAGACGGCGGCCAAGACGCCATTCGAAATGCCGGACGTCGTAGACGCTACGGCCAAAATGGAAATGTATGGTCTGAGCGCCAAGGAGTGGTTTCCGCAGGTGGGGGACATGGCGGCGGCCATGGGCAAGGACGTAGTGCAGGGAGTCGAGGCCATTGCCGACGCCGTGAGCGGCGGAGGCCTGGAGCGGCTGAAGGAGTTCGGCGTGACCGGCGAGCAGTTGAAGCAGTTCGGCTGGTCGGGTGACTACTCCGCGAAGGGCATCGAGAGCCTCAAGGCGGCCCTGCAGGGACTCCTCTCGTCACGTTTCGAGGGCGGGATGGAGAAGATGATGCAGACCAGCAAGGGCGCCCTATCGAACTTCGGCGACGCCGTGTTCCAGGTGCGGGCGGCCATCGGCGACGCCTTGGCACCGGCCCTGAAGGCCATCACGCCCGCCCTTGTCGGCATTGCCACGTGGTTGGCGGAGATCGCGAAGAGCCCCATCGGGGCATTCTTCATCCAGGTAGGGATGGCGGCCGGTGGGCTCATGTTGGTCCTCGGGCCGCTCCTCTACGCACTGCCGAGCATTGCCAGCGGGTTCGTGTTCATCAAGGCTGTGATCGGCGGTGCTGGCCTCGTGGGGGCCCTGGCGCAAGCCTCTGGCGCCGTCCCCGCACTGACCGGCGGACTGACCGCGGCGGCGGGAGCAGCGACGGCCACGGGCACGGCTGCAGCGGGCGCGACGACGAGTCTCGCGGGGATGGCGGCGGCAGCAGCACCCATCCTCGTGGTGGTGGCCGCCCTGGCCGCGCTGGGGTATGAGCTCTACAAGGTCCGCCAGGCCTACCTGGCGGCGGCAGACGCCGGCAGGCAGGCGAAGGCCTCGTGGGAGGCTGCCAGCAACGCCGAGACCAGGGCAGCGCAGGCGCGGGGCGCCGGTGACATTGCTGCCCAGAAGATGCAGGAGCGGGAGGAGGCCAAGGCCACGCTCGGGGAGCGCTTCTGGGGTGCCGTGACCGGCGGCGGCGTGACCGGCAAGGACCTCGCGAAGCAGCGCGTGGCGGCCGGGCAATCATCGGCCCTGTATGACGACATGAAGCGCCGTGGGCGCGTGCGCGCCGAGGGCGGCCCCGTGGACCCGCGCGAGGCCTACATCGTGGGCGAGGAGGGGCCGGAGGTGTTCGTACCAGAGCACCGCGGCCGGATCATCACCAGCGACGCGCTGGACGCCATGACCTACCGCGCGCCGGAGCCTCCAGACGACTGGACGGAGCAGAAGCGCCGGGCGGTGGCGACCAGGACCCCCCGGGCTGCCACGGCCGCTCTTGTGCGTCCTGCGCTGCAGGGAGTGACCGGCGAGAGCTCACCGGAGCGGGAGGACCTCGCGCCGATGATACCCGCCGTGCGCACCGACACCAGGCCCGACGAACTCACCATTCGCCTAGAGCTGGCCCTGGAGCCTGGCATCATGGTCCGCGGCGCCGTGGACGCCCTGCAGACCGCGCAGGGGCGCTCTGTGGTGGTGCAGATTGTACGCGCCACCAACGCCAAGGCACCCGGGCGCAGCACGTACTAGCATCACACAGAGCGCGCCTCCTGGGCTACAATGTAGGCAGGAGGTGCGATGATGATACGTCTCGTCGGTACCGTGCTGCTGGCTGTGCTGGTCGTCGCTGGTTGCTCCCTGCTGTGGTCCCAGGCGCTGACAGGCGCCACAGGTGACCGCCCGAGCCTGACGCCCGCGGAGCAGGAGAGATTCCTGCGCGAGACGCAGCCCGGTCGCGCGGAGGCCGGCCAGGCGGCGGCGGATGGCAAGGCCCGCAAGCCCAAGCCGGTCACGTTTCGGCGCACCTACAAACCACCGAAGGAGGCCCTGATGGCAGCACGTACCGGCGTGACGATGGGCGAGGCCTGGAACTGCACGCTGGAGGCCCTCAACCAGGACGACGCCGGCAGCATCAGCACCGCGCCGCTGAAGGGCATGTCCGCATGGAGCATCGGCGGCACGGTGTCGCTCGCAAACGGCGGCAACGTCAGCGGGCCATCGGCCTGCGGCTGGGTCATCAAGGACGGCAGGCTGTGCTATCCGTTCGTGGTCTCACTGATCGCCGGCGGCACGACACAGTACCTGTACTATCTGCTGGACCTCGGTGTCGGCATCGGGCCGCTTCCGGAAGACAACGGTCCGCATCCGAGCGCCGTGCTTGTGACCTCCATGGACGTGGACTTCAGCCTCTCCCTGCATGGGTTCTATCTCAAGAGTGAGCGGACCGCCACCATCTACCCCGACCGGCAGACGATGGACTGGTCAGACCTGTCGGGTGATGAGCGGTGGTATGCGGGTCCGAGCACGACTGCGGACGTCACGGTCACAGGCCCGGACGGTCGAACGCTGACGTCGTCGACGCCCCTGTACATCCCGGAGGGCGATGAGATCGAGATCGGGAGCAGCTACGCCTTCGGCGCTCGCATCATCCTCAACCGGGCGCCGGTGGCCGGGGTCCCGTATGGCACCGTCAGGGATATCAAATGGGGCAGCACAGCCCTATCGACCCCGAACGTGAGCCTGTACAACCCGGGCGACACGGGAGACGAGCCGAGCGGCGACGGGTGGTCACGCACACAGACGACCAGCGCGTGCTACCGGGTCTACGGCGGCGATAGCATCAGCATGGAGGGCGTGAGCATCCGCAGTGCGGAGTCTCCGCAGTTCTTGCTCTCGCTGGGCGTGCCGCTGATCGTCGACGTCGAGCACATAGACGGAACATGGTTCGACCACGACGGGCCGGCCGCGAGCCCCGCGGTGGAGTTCACCAGCAACGGTCTGACATGGTCATACGTCGGGGGCGAGTGGGTCAGCGAGGCTACGCCGTTCACCGGCAACCTCTCGCTGGCGCAGTACAGCGACAGCCGCCTGTATGACTACGAGTGGCAGGTGTTGTCGAGCAACAACATCAGCGTGCGCGTAACGGAGGACTACCGGGACACCAACGGCGAGGACGTGGGCAACGACGTCACCGGCGGAGACGCGGAGGCGCTCAACGACCGGCTCTGTGCGCTTGTGATGTGGCCGCTGACGGCGACCAACCGCATCGACGACCCCTGGTGGCTGCCGGGGATCTCCCTGGAGCACGTGCCGGAACTGGACCTGAACGACACCGAAGGTCAGGTGAGGCGGGCGAGTTGGTGGTTAGGTGGGGTGGGGGTCGACATCGACCCCACCGACAATGACAAGTGGACAGTCACGGCCGGGGCACTCGCTCCGGCCGTTTCGCGTAGCTGGCGGACGCGCTACTGGCTGCGGATGGAGCGCCTGCAGGAGAAGAAGAACGACCCCGAGGCCGAGCACAACGCGGACTGGCCGATCATGCTGAAGGCGAACCTCGCCATCGGCGAGACGCTGGACGACTCGGACTGGTGGATTGAGCCGACCGTGAGCGTGACGGGCGCCGGCACCGCAGGTGCTAACGGGGACTACGAGGAGTATGGGTCAGCCGGCGGGCAGCAGCAGTATCGCAACGGCACGACCTATGTGCGCTACAACCGCGACGAGTCCCGCTGGGAGATAGTCTACAGCGGCACGGTCTACTACACCTGCCCCACGCTGACCGGGACCTGGGAGGTCGAGTCGGGCAGCAGCCCGGCTCCGACCGTGGCACTCATCCAGTCCACCGAGTACGGCATCGGCAGCATGCTCCTGGAGGACGTGTACAACTGGGCGAACTACTCGTACGTGTCCCTGCGGATGGTGGCCCCGCGCAACGGCACCATCCGCGTGGCGGTAGACTACTCCGTGCCCTCCGTCTCCGACCCATGCTACACCGGCTTTGCCTACCGATTCGGCGAGGACGCAGACCTGTTCGGCGGCTGGGACTACACCAAGGCGGCCTTCCGGCTCACGTGGGACGTGCCGGTCGTAGCCGGTGACCACACGTACCTGCTCGACCTCGCATGCAATCTAGAGGGAGCGATTCCAGCGGAGGCCTACCGCATCCAGGTGGTGAGCGCCGTAACGCTCACGCTCCTGGACAACGAGGGCGAGACCGACGAGGACTGGGAGCTCGTGGAGCTGCAGCTCGTCGAGGATCCCGGCGAGACGGGGCGGGCTGCCCCCACGGAGCACCTGTACGTCCGCTACAAGCCCTCGTGGTCGTGGATCGACCCGGCGTGGAAGGACGATGACGAGCAGGCGGTCCACGCCCCGGAGAACTGGTTTGGATTCGGGGGCTGCGTCGACGGCATGCCCTGTCTACAGGTGGACTACGGTTACGACGAGTCCTTCGGCAGAACCGGCCAAGAGAAGGGCCTGCTCTACATCCAACGGCGGCAGCACAATCCGCTGAGCGAGGCCGGGGGACGCCTCGACTACGCAAAGAGCCTCGCCCGTTGGTATGCGGAGGTACACTGGCAGGAGGGATTCGAGACTACGTGGCCAGGCACCGACCCGCTCGAACAGGCCGACAACGAAGACGGGGACGGTGAGACGCTCGCACCCGCCATGTACTGGTGGGACATGCGTCAGAGCCACGAGACGCTCAACTGGGCGGACGTGCCGCTCGGTCTCTGCGCGGGGAACATTTCTATCGCCGCCGGGATACCCTACAAGATCCTGTTCTACAAGCACCCGCGCGGGCGCGTCCACGGCCTGAAGCTGCAGACAGTCGACGACGTCACGACCAGGCAGCGCGACGAGGCGGACGCCGTGGACTTCTACGGCTCCGACGACGACGGCGCGACATGGGCCCTGTTGGAGCAGCCCGACACCGACCAGCACGGCCGGTGGATGTCGGAGCCGGTGCGCGAGAAGGACTGGCAGTACCGGGTGGGCACGGACGGCAATGTGCTCACGGCGGT